TGTCCACTTAGAACGGATTGTATAGTGAAGTATAAAGAAGGATTACGTTTAAGTAAATCTTTAAATTCGCGCTGTTTCCAAACCAAACATTCAGTATCATGCTTAACTATACACGTAGCTGTTGCAGGTTTTTCAGTCAAAAATGACATTTCCCCAACAAACTGACCGTCTCTTAATTCTGCAACCTTTTTACCTTCAACGGCAACATCAACTGTTCCATTGTAAATTAGTATTAAATCTTCTACCATGCATCCTTGTTTTACAATGGTTGTACCATCCTTAAACGAAGTCCATTTTGCAACTTTGCTTATTTTCAAATATTCTACTGGTGTCATATCTTTAAATAAAGTTTCATATAGCTCTTTATTTTTGTTGTCCATTTTTACTGGACGTTTTTCATAAAATATTATAGCTATATGGTATACGTTAACCAGTACAAATACTATATTCCAACCAATCGGAATCCACATGGGTTCCATAGGGATAACATAATTGTAGAAAACAGAAAATATGCTAGCTAAGACAGACATTAGCCTAAGCCAAAGAATGTCTTTAACTAAAAATGAAAACGCTATTAAACCAAAAGCCAGGTGGCCAGATAACGTTGCTATGTCCATTAGTCGTCAGCGTGTTCTAATAACTTAACATCATCCTCTGCATTGTTAAACCAGAAGTCGATGACTTTTGCAAAAGAACCAACAAAACCACCCAACATTAATAAAAGTATTTCTTTCCATCCGCCCATTACATCAACACCACTACTCATAAACCATATCATGAGTCCTAATATTGTGGCAAATAATGAAACAACAACAATACTAATTAACCATTTTTTATTTTGTCTAAATTTTATTATACCAATTAACTCTGTATTGATTTGGTGTTTTTGGTCTTGTACATGATAATCTACATTATCTTTCAATTTACTTACTATTTTACTACTTTCCATTGTTTGTCTCCTAAACGTCAAATCTAATTACGAAACTAAGTGCCAATTCCGGGTCGTTTCTTACGGGTCTACTAGGTTTTGCTATGGCTAATAGATCTCCTAAATCATTATACAAACCAACTGTTGTCACATATGGCGCAAAAAACGAATGTGTTACAAAGTCTTCAACCTTCATTGACGAAGAATATCCATTTGTTGTATCGTATTGGCCTTCAGCTGGAGGAAGAAATGTTCTCAACTCGTTAGCACTTATTCCTGGTGGAACATCAAAACTTCCACTTCTTCCATGTGTTATGCTTATGTTTGTAGTATGATTAAATTTATTTTCTGGAATAATTACTTGGTATTGATGCTCTTGTATTGTTTTTGTAGCCTTATACGTTATTTTCCACCCATCTGATCCAGTTGTACCAGCAACTATATCTGTGTATCGACTTCCAGTATCGGTTAACATAACCAATCCATATGTGTAACTTACAGTACCAATTGCAGAACCAGATCCATTTGAATCGGGACTGCCGCTTAAAAAATTCTGTTCATATTGTTTATCATACAAGTTTCCATATCCATCGTCTTTAACAGTTATTAATTGACCAGAAGAATAATCCGATATAGATATAGAACCAGTCTTTATACTTTCTCCCATGAACCTACGTGGAATGGCTACAATGTTTGCTTTGTTATGAATTTTTCTAAGACCTAATTTTTCATAATGTGGTACACTTCCAGATAGTGCACCTCTTCCAAATGGTCTAAATATGTTATCCAATGCATGTTGAGGTTGAGGTACTTCAGCACTAACCCTATTTGGTGCATTTTGAAACTCGAAAAAGTTTAATTTTATTTGATTATAGAGTGGAATCTTAAATGCTTTATATTCTACACCACCACTAACATTCGTGTTTACTGCTGCAGAAGATGTAGTCCATCCTTCCCCACCAGAATTACCTTCTCCATTTGCCCCTCTAAAACTTCCAGATTGGGCGATGTAACTAAATACTCCATCTGGACTTGCAGTATCTATATCGTTATAATGAGTAAACGTAAATTCTTTATGAACTTTTAATTCGTTTATCTGTTTATCGTCTTCATGTATATTACCAAACATAATGTGGCCTTGCTTTTACATAAATATTATATGAGTGAGCTTTGTCTGCATAAGAAAACTCCCCGAATGAACGAGGAGTTTATGGCTAAAACAAACATTTAAAACTTATTAGAAATCTAATCTAACCTTGATTAACGCCTCTTTAGATGTACTTTTCAGTATCGGTCTAGACAATTTAGCAACAGCTAACAATTCGTTACTTTCGTTGTATAATCCAACTGTAGTAATATATGCCTTAGGATCGTTTCTAAATGAAGGTATTGTCAATGTAGAATCTGAACCAGTAAAATAGGTTGGATTCTGACTGTGATTATATTTTCCGTGTCTAACTCTACAGAAGTAGTGTGTTGATTTGATTTGCTCTTCTCTTCTTGATGCAAAATACGCTCCACCCTTAACTGACTCGAAAAAGTCTCTAGAGTTGTTACCGTCTGCATTAGAAGCAGTTGCATATCCACCTACAAAATCTGCAGCTAAACTACCTGTTCCTCTATCTAGAACATCGGCATCTAATATTACCATACCTGATTCTGGATAGAATTTACCATAATATTTTGTAGAAGATCCAGTAACTGCTGTACCTGTAGCAATTGATCCTGATATTACAGAAAATTCTCTAATTGTAGATTTTACTGTAGGATCTGTAGTTGCTCCACTATCATCAATCAATTTGATTTTATTACCATCTGATCCTGATAAATGAAGTTCCCAGTTGCCTGGATCCATTTTTTCTTTCAATCTTGATCTATTCATTGAGACGGCATAAATAGAATTTGACGATGTAGCATCTGCTGCACCGACTTTAAATTGTGTGCTTCCTGGTGGAAGTAAAATGTTTCTTAATTGTCTGTATATGGCTTTAGAAGCTTTAACATCGCTATCACCAGATTTTGAACCTGATCCAGCGAAGTGACCATATGTAACTGAAAATTGAACGGATGCTGTAGCGTCTGTGCCAACAACTCCCTGGAAAACATCATAGTAATGTTCGCCTGTACTACCACTTTGTGTAGAAGACGTGTAGAAAGCAGTCAAGGTTCCGACTCCACCTGACCACATTCCTGAAGAGACAATACTTAGTTGACCTTCAACTATGTCGTCTTCTATAAATTCTGTAAATACTCCGTTTGCCATGATTTAAACTCCTAATCAATGATAAATATTATCTTAGTGTAATTTTTATGGATTTATTATTACTGTTATCTCCTGCGTCGCACCTGTTGATATGCCAGTTGCTAGCACTTTTACTTGAACTTGTTCCGTCACTGGAACCTCTGGTTTTGTTACTAAACTAACTCTCGTTCCAGTTATAGTTTTGGGAGCCATTGTTCCCGGTGGCTGGACTTGTGGAGGTTGAGTAAATTGATTCTTGACAGTTGCTGCTTTAGCTACTAAATCAAACGCTGTCGCGAAATTTTTGGCACCTGTATCTAACATATCGTCCTTACCTAAGGTGTCAGTTGGAGGTGTTGGTGTAACTTGTGGTGTAAAATTACCAGAAGCCATATCTTCACCTGTAAATGTTGGTCCAGTTGGAGTGGTTGCCCCTTCTAAAGATCCACCTGGTCCAAGTGTCATTCCTGGAGGCAAAGGTGGTGTTGTTGGGGGAGCCGCTGGGGATGGAGCCGGGGATGGTGCCGATGGTGGTTGTAAAGATCCACCTGGTCCAAGCGTAAATCCTGGCGGCATTCCTGGTGGCATTCCTGTTGGAGCTGGTGCTGGCGCTGGAGCAGGTGCTGGTGAAGGTGCTGGTGCACTCTTCGGAGCTTTTCCTCCTTCATCGCCGAAATGACCTGGTTTATGTGGCATTACTTACCTCCCGGTACTTCTAAAGATCCACCAGGCCCAAACGTTATTCCACTTGGTGCTAAGCCTGTTGGTGGTTGTGATATAATTGGTTCATCAGCAAATACTGCTCGTATTCCACCTGATCCATTAACCCTTAAAATAAAATCTACTGGAAATTGTCCAGTTGCTGAAATTTGTTCAACAGTACCATTTGCTGTTATCAACTGTACTGCTCCATATTTTTGTATCCCCATAAATTGAGCGTTACCAGATTGAGGTTGCATAATACTAACTGCATAATCTGCCTGTGGCAACTCACTATCAAATCTAGGTCTATCTATCGACAATCCATCAACCATTATATTGGTTGTCAGTCCAATTGGTAGATCGATACTTTCGAGATCTACTTGTTGAATTGTTACTGGGAATAGTGATACTGCTTCTTGCTGTGCTGCATCTCCAACTACTATGTCAACGTATTGACTATCCTGTAATTCAAAAATGTATTCCTCAGCTTGACCTGAGTTTGCAGATGTAGAAGGATTTAATAGGATATATTGTTCTTGATTGGGATCAGAATTAAAAACATATTCAGACTGCATTCCCTGTATTTGTGGTGTTTGATTTTGTCCGACATCCATAGTATGAAGTTTATACCTCATAACAGAATCAGCCCGAGTAAACGCCTCTAATATTGGCATGTTTTCTAATGCAACACCGTAGAAGTTCGGACCTTGAGTATTAGATTCATCATATAATTCGTAATCTATCTCGTCATCGGCTAAAGCAAACTTACTAATTGAGAAGCTATTGCTAGCTAGCTTTTGCCTTCCTTTATCCGTCAACACGGCGTCGACTATCAGTGTGCTCTTGTCTAAAAACGCCATTAACTATTTCCCTTGTTATTATTTCTTTTAATTAGCTCCACCAGACTCATCTACAAAAGAAACGTTAATTGTAGTAGCCAATGTTGCCCCGTATTTTTGTCCAGTTATTAATAAAGTAGTTGCCGCTGGGGACGAAGACTCTAATATTGCTTTTGCTCTCACTGTACATGAAGGACCAAAAACAGTCTGACTTAAGTTTTGTGTGGACTCAACATAATTTATTCCTACACCGTCACCACCTGCACTTTGATTATTTGGAGATGTTAAATATGCAAAGGCAGAGTTTAATAGTGTAAATGTATAATTTTCAGTTTCGTCATTTGGTAAGTTTGTACTACTTGGAGTAATAGTTTGAAAACCTATTGGCTGATTGTTTGAACTCCAATTTACAGTGTAATTGGTACCAACACTTTGTATTGTTGACATCTTATTAGTTCCAACTGCACGGGTTACCAGTTTATATCTCATTACTGTACTAGGATCAGGGATAGGTTCTAACAGAGGCAATGCTTCAATCACAGTACCATAGTAATCTGTTCCTAATGGATGTGTTACATCCCACAAAGAATAATCTACTTCGTCATCTGCCAAAGCAAATTTGCTTATGTTAAATTCGTTTTGTCCTCTAGCGAGTAGCTCTCTGCCTTTCTTTGTTAGAACGGCGTCGAGGACTGTTGTTGCATTATTTAGGTATCCCATTTTTTTATCTCCAAATTAAAAATAACGATTTGTTAATAAATATAAGAAAACTGACTTTTATTCATTCAAAAGTTCCACATCTACAAACTGGTCTCCGGATTGGTTAGTTGTTACATCAAACGGATTTGTTTCTGTTATTTCAACAACCAAGTTTGTACCATCAGGAACTGTATTGCCACCTTCTTTACATCCATCGTAAACCAACCTAGTTAAACCAGTGTGCATATTATATATGGATTCAAACTCACTACTTTGCATAGATGATGAGTAAGCCTTTCTAAGTGATGCACTTACACTTGAACTATAAAAGTAAACTACTTCTTCATTGAAAATCGATAGTTTAGATGATGTATAATGTGGCTCTAAGCCCGATAAGAAATGGTTATCTGGCTTTAATTCTACTCTGGCATCAGAGTAATCTCTATCATTAGCATCTTGTAAATAATCTAAACCGAAGTTTCTTATTGTGTTAACTATGTTTAATTGACTTGAACTTACATGTCCAGTTTCGAAATCTTCTCTACTACTGCTTGCTGCAGGTAATCCTACCAAGTTTCCCTGTCTCATTAAATCATTACTACCACTGGCATTGAATCCAGCATTTTGTATGTGACCCGTACGTTGTTGAGCATCAGATCCACTAGTTACGTAAATATCTGATGTTACTATATGTGAAGTTCTCAATAAAGAATCTGAACTTGATACAGAAGTAACTACTCTATCTAGCTTTGCGCTTCTTCTTTCAAATGAACTTGTAACAGGAAGCTTTAATTCTGAAACTGTTCCATCTGCAAATGTTCTAGAACTAGTAGCACTACCAATTCCATATTCACCTGCTACAGATAAATCATCTGTACCTAGAAAATCCCTAGGTTGTGCTTCTGGTATTGGTATAAGTGATGAAACCTTTGGTCTTTCCAACATAGGTGATTCAATCAATATTCCTATAGTTTTCTTTGCCCTTCCTGGTGCAAATCTTCGTATGTGATCAAATAGACTTAAGTCATAATATTTTATTAACTTTAGATAGTCCCAAAAACCCTGTCTAGTTGTCCATTTTTTCCAATATGTATCACTTATTTCATCTAATCCACCATCAATGTATCTATCATTATCGTTGTCTCGTGGATCACCTAAATATTCATTAAAATCCAAATCAGCTAGAGATAACATAATATCTTCATTTATAACATCAGTGGGTGCAAAGTATATGCCCAACTTGTTTGAGTCTAATCCTGACTTATCATACATGCTCAACTCAACACGTTCAGATCTATTTAGTACAGCTGGTATTCCGTCCGGAGTTTTTAGCTGTGATCCTTCTAATCTTACCTTATTACTTGCCTTTGTAAATCCTATTTTTGGCACAAATGATTTTTGCCTATCAAACACATTACTAAAGTTTACTTTGTTTGGAAAGTTAGAAGCTGTCACATATATTTGGTCATCAGTAAATGTGTAATCCTTTATTTCTAGAGGGTCCGTACTTAAATTTAAATTGTCATCAAATGATAACCTTAAAGATAAATCAAAATATGATGAGCTAGCATGGTTACCATTTATTGCTTTTGGTGCAGCAACATGATTAAAAAATGCAGATGATGTTAGAGGACTATTCCAATATCTAAACTCCATCATAGATCCAGTAAATCTGTTTGCATATCCAAAAGCATTGTTACCACCAACAAACCATCTACGAGATGTTCCAGCAGATGACGTAGCATACCAATTTGCCTTTAAACTGCTAGAAACGGTCATGCTGGCCGATTCACGTGTAATAATTTTATCTATTCCACTATCAAAATATCCAGCGTACATGTCAAAACTTTGTGTTGCAGCTTCATTAGATGTTAGTGTTTGTTCAGAAAAACTAGATGTGATACTAGCTTGTCGTCTTCTAACCATCACTGACCAAAATTCATTATTGTAAAAGTCTTGATTGTCAATGCTCATACTTAGCGATGTACTTCCAGATAGGAAAAATGTTAAATTACCTTTGGAGCCAGTAGGTGTTAATTTTACACCAGCGACAACTTCGTTTCCAGTAGCATCAGACTTTCCAATTACTTGTTGTTCTGTTGAACTAGGAGTTTTAAATCTAAACTCAATAGTATCTGGTGCCCTGGTAGAAGTGTCTGAATTATACCATGGAACTTCAACGTGACTTGACCCATTAAAATCTACAGCTTTAGTAAATTTTTGTTTTATTTCAAAATCAGGAGCTCCATCAATTCTAGGTCCACCGTATTCTTGTATTCTTAATATAGAACCTGGTATACCGTATGATGCTATTAATCCCTTTAGACTTTGCTTTGTACCCTTTGTTTTTAGCAAATATGGCATCGATGCTAATAATCTATTCCATATTTCTCTAGTAACATCTTTTTGGGATCGTTTGGTATACCTAACACTGAATACTCCAGTTTTAGATCCAGACTCTTGTAGACCTAATTCGTATTGTGGAAGTCTAACTAAATCATGGCCTTCTTTTAATTCGAACCCAAAAGATTTTGCAACTGGTTCAGTGAGAGCAGCAGCAATACCTTTAGTTATATCCTCAGATCTATCATGTACATCTGTAAGAGATTTAACGTGTGTCCATATGGTATCATAATGGTGTCCAATCATGTCTATAAAGTCTATAAACTGACTATTCATCTCATCGTATTTTACATGTTCTGGTATTAAGTTGACCAATCTATTTTTATTTTGTTGATCATATACTGAAGCACTATCATATGCTCCGTTATACCAACTTGTAAATTGAGAGCTGGTAACTGAATATAAAACATATGGACTAATTAACGTTCCATCTCCAGATATTTTTGGTGCACTGTTATCAAAAAATTCACCTAAAGAACTTGTTACATATGCTTCGTTTTTAAAGTACATGTAGTTTTCGAAATCATCAAATCCATTTATTACTTCGTCTCTAGAAAGCTCCCATACCTTAACTTGATCTGCAGATGAACTTATTTCAGTATTCGCAGCATTTTCTAAGTATCCTTCTTTTGGGTATGTTCCTACGAGAGAAGCACTTCTATTAGAATATGTTTCAATCGATGTTAATTTTGTTTTAAAATTTTGTATTCGTTTTTTAACAGAACCAAAGTGTGAAAAGTTTTTAAACTGCCTATAATCTATATTGATTTTGGTGGTTTCTAAACTTCCACTTAACAATCTGTTTTCTAACTGTTTACGTAATCCAGGTTCTATTCCAACCAGATCCGTGTGGCTTCTATATGGAGTATCCCTGTTCGAAACTAGAGGCTCTATATTGTCGAAATCTGGTTGTCTTAATACTGTTTCTGGAATTTCTTCATCTTCAAATGGTATAAGATCTACGGTCTCAGTTAAAGCTGGAGTTACCTCTTGTGCTATAAAAACTTGGTCTAACGGTTCTATAGATGAATCCAATGGATCCATAAATTTATATGCTATTCCACCTGGATATTCTGAAGTATTGACTGGTTTAAAGTTTATAATTAAATTTTTAGTTACTGAATCTTTAATCATGTACGTGTAGAGATTATCTTTGTCCTTCAACCTATGTCTAATAAAGTAATCATCAAACATCACGTTACTAGCATCGATCGATTCCTCTTGATCGAACATTGCGCCAATCTCTTGTCCATATTCTTGGTAAGATTTCTCTACAATTATTCTATTATTTTCTGGTTCTACACCAATAATATTAGAAACGTACTTTGCATATATAGGTTCAATTCTTTGTTGTTCTTCAACATAATCTATATTGAAACCCGATCCAAACTCGGAATACCTAGATACTGCGTAATTGCTAGGTACCGCTCCCTGATCTTCTGCCAATGTATCATAATCAGCATCTACGCGCACTGTATTTTCATCTATAACTTCATGTATCTGTGCAGTTAGTGGAGCCAATATTGTATATGGAGAAATCTGTATTCGTGTATCCGAAGATCTTCTAACTGAAACTTCAATATCATCTAAATACACTGTACCATAATCTCCTAAGTGTCCACTCATTTTTATGAATGCAGGAAAATCAACTAAAACTTGATCTGATATTGGAAACTCTACTATGTATTCTTCCCACTCATCGTATACCTCTGGAACAATGTATTGTGACAAGTATTTTCCATACATGTATCCATTTACATCTCTTCTTTCTTCTGTAAAATATGGATCTCCTGGTTCCTGTGTTGACAAATCAAGAGGATCTATTGCGGTTACATGTGAGGTTTTTCTTTTTACTAGTAATGGTCCGTCCATCTCAACCTGATCTTCGGGACCTATATAATCCCAAGATTGGTCTGCAAAGTTCCATTGAAATAAGTTATCGTCTGATATAATTGGTTGATTTGTTG